ACTCCGTGATTCCGCCCGGAGCTCGCACGTTCAGGAGGTGGAATACCGGATTGACGTCGTTTTGAGTGTAGGCCGCGCGCCGGCCGTCGATGCGCTCGGCGAATCCGTTTCGGAATTTCACGTTGCGCGCGTTCGTGTAGAAATCCGGCCCCACCTCATTGGCCGGGAGATCGAGCGCGACTCCTCGAGTCGGCCGCACCTTGAGCGTTTTTTTCGGATAGCTCACGTTGCCGTGGCCTGTAGCGACACGTCTCCTGACTTGAGAGTGTTTCCGTTCACGTCTTTAAGCGTAAGCGTGATGACTGCACTCACCGTGCCCGCGCCGACCTTTAGCAAATCCCACTCGCGATTCGCGGAAAGCGCGAGATCGGAGTCGAGGGCGCTTCCGCCGACTGCCGTGCCCGAGACTTGATGCGCGCGAATCGTGTAGCCGCTATTTGCGAGTGCTTTCGGCGAAATCCAATCGTCAAGGTCAGTTGAGCCAACCGTGTCAACCTTGTTGATGTCGCCCCCGGTAGTGAATTGAATTCCGACGCTATACGCGCCGACGTGCGTGCCGCTGAGAGATGCGCCGGCTTGCACCGAATAAAGCGCGCTCGAGGCCGCTATCATCATTGCCGCGCTCGCGCCGCTCATTTAGGTCAAACCAGGCCCGGAAATCAGCCACGTCGTCGTCGCGACTTTTTCCGCCGTAGCGAAACCGTTCGCGGCGAGTGACCGCGTTCCCGTCGTCGCTGTGCCCGCAAGCCTTAGCGTGTCGGAAGTAAGCGCGATGCTTACCGCGCCGCTGCCGACGTTGAAAAAATGAAACGTGGTCCCGATAGCCCACGCGCGCGTGGCATTGGCTGGAATTGTGAACGTGTTCCCGCCGCTGCCGTTGTACCCCACGCTCCAATTCGCTTCGGCGAGCGCGAGCACAGTCCCCATTGTGTAGTCGCTCGACGTGACTCCGACATTCGGTATGCCGTTAAAGCCGACTTGTTGCGAGCTGGCGCCCGTGTTTGTGACAGTACCTGCGCCGAAGTCGAAATTTCCGGCGCTGCTAATCGTTAGGCGCGTAGCGCTGCCGCCCGCTAGCAGTTGCAAATTCCCTTCGGCGCGAATCGCTATGGAATTGTTATCGGTGCTGCCGCCGAGGGCAGCGCCCGCGCCGATATACCCTTTCGCGACGCCATTGACGTTGTACTGAAAATAAACGCCGTTGGCGTTGGTCGATGTGTAGGTACCAAGAGCGTTGATGTTGCCCGCCGAAATTCCGTTAGTGCTTGTGAACGTGTTCGCCGCATTGATTAGCGGGACATTGGCGGACAGTCGCGCGTCGGCCAGTGAGCCGCTCGCGATGTTCGAGGCATTCAGCGCGGTCAAATTCACGCCGCTCGCGGCCGGGAGCGTGGCCGGGAATCGCGCGTCCGGAACCGTCCCGCTCGAGAGGTTCGAGGCATTAAGAGGAGACGTCCCGAGCGATGACGCGTTCACCGTCCCGGCCGTGACTGTCCCGGTGAGAGTCGGCGAGGCCGATAGAACGAGATTCCCGGTGCCAGTCTTACCAGTGACGCCCGTGAGGTTATTAAGCTCCGTGTGCGAGGCCGTGACCGCGCCCGTGATCGCGGCGAAGGTGGCAAGGATTGCCGCTTTCATCCCGCGGATATGATTATCTCCGGCCGATTTCGGATCGGTCGCGCCCACGGGGTTCGCCGCGTTGAACGACGAAATAAAGGTGAACGTCTCGAGACCCATTAGCGGCCCCTCCCGATTTGGAATTGTCCGAAGTTGTACCAAGGGAGCACGGAGCCGCCTCCGGAGCGCGCGCGAACTAGCTTGTTGAAGTCCTCCGCGGCGCGCGTGAATTTATCGAGAGCGGCCTGCGCGAGCTCGAGATCCTCCTCATAGTCGCGGAGGAAGTAGAGCGCTCCGAACGTGTAGATATCCTCGTGATACGTCAGGAGGCTATTCGTGCTCGTGGTGGCGAGCGGATCGGGCCAGCCGATTGTATGGAGCTCGAGCTCGGCATCCGTGCCTGGCACGCCGCGAAACTCGATTGTTTGACCCTCTACGCAATAGTGCTTGACGTCCGCGTCGGAGCGTAGCTGCCGGATGCCCGCGAGTCCGACTCGCTCGAGCGGATAGGACTCGCCCGCGTTGTCCGTGGCGAACACTGCGCGCACCTCGCGGACTTGGCCCGAGAGGTTATAGAGGCCGGCGCTCGAGCGATCCGCCTCGAGGAGCGTGGAGCGGAGCTCGAATGCTTCCACCTTGCGGCGAATCATCGCCTCCGCCTCGCGGATGAAATTGACCACCTCCGTCGTAAGCTCCGGGCGCACGGCGCGCGAGAGTATCCATGCTTGGAGCGAGGTGTAGTCGAGGCTCATGGATTGTTCCTATGCGCGACCGCGATCTCTAGTTGCATGACGCGCCACTCGAGGAGCATTAGCGTCCCGTTCGAACTGTTCGTTGTCCAAATGAGCCACGAGAGCCCGCCGAGAATTACGGCGCGCGTGATGTGCGTTGCGAGCTCCTCCCACCAGTTTGTCCCGTGCAACGCTTGATCCATCTTTCGGCGGCCGCTTCTCATCGCCGCAGAATGATTCCCTTATGAGTCGGCGTGCGCTTGCCCTCGTGAGGGTTCACCTTGAATTTCGCGCCCTCCTCCGAATTCAAAAACTTCTGCCACGCTTTCAGCCGTTGCTGGCCGTCTCCGCGCACTAGGTCGGGATTTTTGAGCACCGCGGCCCAATAGTCCGTTTCGTGCATCGAGAATTGCACGCGCCCGGAATGGTCCGGGAGCGCATTCGTGCGCCGCTCCTTTCGGAGCTCCTGATTGTGCCGAAGGATTTGATCCCGCTCGGCGAGCGCTTGGCGGATCGAGGGGCGCATGGTGCTCGAGCTCGCGCGCCCCGGTAGGACGGAACTACCGGAGCGCGCTCGCTCTCCCCCGATTTAGGCCGTGACTGCCGTGGAGGCTTTCAGATCACGGATAACGGCTTGCGCGTCCTCGCGGTAGGGCTTGGTCATCCATTCGACCGCGATATGTCGCTCCGTGCGTAGCGCGGACTTCGGGCCGAGATCGACCACGTTGTAGCCCACGAGATACGCCATCGCGATCCGCGACACGTCGAGGAGGAACAGATCCACGCACGAGACCACGTTAGAGCTCGTCCCGCCTCCGGTGTAAGCCTGTTGCGAACGGTTCGGGACGAACGTGATTTGAAAACCGAAGTCCGAAATGATCCCGGAAAACCATCCCTGTCCGGTCTGCGCCGCGGGCGGATTGTTGGCGCTCATGGTGGCTTGCGGAGTCGCCACCTTGATCGTGCCCGCGACGATTGCTTGATTGATGCCCTGGATCAGAGCTCCGGTGCTCATCGCTATCGACGTGTCCGCGCGCTTGTTGAAAAGCGCGAGGAGCGCCGTCGTCACGACGGACCACGCGAGCGCGCGGCCGACTCCCACCGTCGGCGCGTCCACAACATGCGTCGAGGTGTTGTAGCCGCCCGAGCTCCCGCCCGATCCAAGGTAGTCGTTGGTCGCGATCCACGCGGAGAGGCCCGCGGTTTTCTGCGCCGTGCTCGCGTTGTCGCCCACGACGGAGGCTTGATGCGTGAGAGCAATGGCCTCGACGTCCTGGCGGATCGCCATGAGCTCCTTATGAGTTTCGTAGGCCAACTGATCCCCGTTGCCTTGCGTCGCGCTCGCGCGCGCCGTCGAGCTCACGGCCAGGAAGCCCGCGGAGATTTGCGCGCGATTGATTACGCGATGTCCGGCCGCCGCGACGGGCGAGGCGGGATCATCGCCCGCGATTTTCGCGTTGCTCGTGCTGATCGCGCGCACGTCATCGAACGTCCACTCATGCTTGTCCGAGTCGATAGTGTCGTTCCCCACGAGATTCGTAAACGGGGTGTCGGCCACGGTTTGCAGGAAAAACACCGTGCGATACAGCGACTCGCGGACGAATCCGCCGTCCGTGAGTGCGCGGAGATCAACTACGTCAATTGCGTCGGATGGAAAACTCATTGATGCGAGCTCCTAAAGTGTTGGCGCGCGCTAGTGCGAGCGCTTGTGATAATCCGTGAAAGCCTGTTTGAATTTCGTCACCTCGCCCCCGACGCGACCGTTGCCCGCGTTGCCTTTGGGAGTACCTTCTTTCGGCGAGTGCTTCTTGCCGGTGCCCGGTACTTTCCCGCGGCGCTCCTCCACGGCCTCGAGTGCCTTGCGAACCTTCTCGGCTCGTTGCACAGAGTCGCGGACGAATCGCAGCACGTTTGCGTTTAGGTTCGCGTAGATGAATGCCTCCGGAATTCCGTAGCCCTTGAGGTGCTCTGTGATTGCCTTGAGCTCGCTCTCGCGAGTCACGGGCTCCTTCCATTCCGGGATCGCCTCGAGAATGCCCGCGCGCGCTTGCGCACGTTTCACCTCGAGCCTGGCCCGGACTTTTTTCACTGCCGCTTCCGTGAGTGCTTCGGCAGGCAGTGTGTTCAGCACCTCTGAGAGCTCCTCCTCCGCGGAGACTTTCTCCCGCTCATGCGTTCGACGGTCCTCGTCGAGTTTGAGAGACGCTAGTGCAAAGTCGTCGCGCTGCTTCGCCAAGTCCTTGAGCCCGCCGAGCGTATAAGGCTTCTCGCCCGCTCGGGAGCTCGGGATCTCGACGGAGTAGAGCTCCGATTCCTTGACGCCGAGCGTTGCCGCTACGTCGCTAAGGACTTTCGGCTTTTTTGGCTTGCCACGGGCGGGCTCCTCGCCCTCCCCGTCCGGACTCTCGTCGCCGTTTGCCGCATCGTTGTCGCCACCTTCCGCGTCCCGCAGGAGCTCGGAGAACTCCTCGAGACTAGTTCGCGCCGGCGCGCGTAGTGGAGTTTGCTTCGCCGACGCTGAGCCCGCGTCGATCTCCGACGCGTCGCCCGAATTCGTTTCGTCTGTCATGGTGCCTTCTTAGCCGTCTCCGGCTTCGGTAGTTTTGGCACGCTCTCGCGCGCCGTGAGTAGCCGCTCGGTTGCGCCGCCGACGATTTTGGCCTCCTCGATATCGGCGTCCAAATTGTCTTTCCAGTAATCATGTTGGAGGCTCGAATCGTGTTTGTATTTCCCGAGCGCTACCTCCGTTTCCTTCGTGCCGATTGCGCGATCCATGAGGCTTTGACGTTTCTGCGCCTGATCCTGCGCCGCGGCCTGTTTTTGCTGGAATGCTTGCTGAGCCTGCGGCGAGGCCGGATCGATCCAGTATTGCTCCGGGTTCCGGAGATCCGAGACGCGGCACCATTGCATCATGGTCCGGTAGTACTTCTGCGCACTCACGAGCACCTCATCCATGCCGAGTTGCGCGAGTTGCATTTGATGATCGAGCATCCGCTCAAGAGCTCCCGCGAGCCGCGCGCGCTCGCCCGGACTCATGCCGATGCGTACCGTGACCGAGCTCCGCGCTTGCCATTGCGCCGGGACTGCGGTTTTCCATCCTCCGGAGGTGCGGATTTTCACGGGCTCCGTGAATTCGCGCCGGATAACCGCGTGCGCCAGGAGCCAAACGCTCCGGATGAGCGTGGCCGCGACCGTTTTAGTCATCATGGCCGCGAGTTGCTCCATTGCGGAGTAAGCGCGGTCGAGACCCTGAGAGCCGAGCCGAGCGTTAGGGCCTCCTACCTGAGCCTGCGCGCTCGCGAGATCGAGCGCCGCTCCGCCGAGCTCCGCGCGCTCGCGCTTGAGTGCGTCGATGTTCGCGAGAATGTTGGCGGAATTGTCCGCGACCTGTAGCGGCATGACGGCGGCCCGTATGTCCTCGACTCCGTCGTTGCCTCCTTTGCGAACGCGGACGCCACCGTTAGGCCGTCCATCCTCAATGTCAGCTGTATTTGTAGGCCCGTCGAGGTATGCGAGCCGATTCTTAGTAACTGCATTGACGTTGTCATACAGCGCTCGTTTTAGGCCGGTGTGCTCGTCCTGAGTCTGCCGGAGCTTATCGTACTGACTGATTCCGTCCGCTCGATTCGGCATCACGAGAGTCACGCCTTTCGCGTAGAGCACGAGCTCCTCCGGCTCGTTCGACATTACCTCCCCGTCGTCGTAGTGGAAGCACACTCGACGGCGCTCCGCGATGCCGTCCGCGTCCACGTCGAGGAGCACATATCCCTCGAACCATTCGATAGTTTGGAGCGAGGGATCGGGAAGCGTGTTCGTGTGAGGTGCCACCTCCCGGACGTTCTTGACGGTCGCGCTCGGATTGTGGCCGTAGGCCGTGACCGGCGTGAGCCTCGAGACTACCGATTTCGGGAACCCGAGCCGGAGGAGCTCGGATCGCGTGGACTCATGCCGCTCGAACACTCCCGGACATTCTTGGAAGTCCTGCGAATCCCAATTTTTCGGATAGAAAAAGTTTGCTTTGTCTACGCATCGAGCTCGGAAGCGCTTGTGCGTCCGCGTCTCGCGCGTGGTGAGCTCGCCCTCGTCCGGATCGTATTCGAGGAGCTCGGCGTCCGGGGCCACGAGCTCGTGCACCTCCGGCGCGACGTTCGTATAAACCCGCGTGGCCGTCTCTTGGAACGTCTCCACGTAGACTTTCATGACCGCATCGCGCGCCACGAGCGCATTCTTGATCGCGCTGGCGAGCTCGAGGAATCCGTTTTGCGTTTTCATGACGTAGTAAGTCACCACGTCGGACTCGAGTGACGCCTGTTGCTCGTCGTCCTCGCCGAGCGGATCGAATTCCGCTATGGAGTCGCTCGCGAACGCGTCGAGCATTTGCGCGAGGTTCGCCTCGACACTCGCCGAGACGTCGCCGGCTACCGCAGTCGAGCGGCCCGCGATCTCGTCGCCGCGGAGTCGTTGCAGGTAGTAATCCCAGGCCGCTTTGTAGTCCCGCGCGTGCTCGTCCTGTTCGAACATCGAGCACTCCCGCAGGAGCGCCGAGCAAACGTCAAACACCTCCGTTTCGGTCACGCTCGAGCTCCGGCTATCACTGCGAGATCATGCTTCGAGTAATCGAGCGGAGGACCCCAGGCCCGCGGCTCGCGCGCCGGCTCTTTCCATTCGAACGCGGCGAAATTCTCGAGCGCTCGAGCGAGGTATTGCTCGTGCGAGGCTTGCACGCTCGTCGTGAATTGATCGGGCGCGTTCGACACCTCGCGCATTCGATAGCCGTTCAACGAATCGACTAGAAGTTGATTATTCTCCGCATCCCACGGCCGCGGCGTCGTGTCGATGCTTAGCCGGCTCAAGAATGCTTGCGTGAGCATCATGCGGCGTCCGTCCGCGAGCTCCGGCGCGTGCGCGATGTTGTAAACGCACAAGTCCTCGAACAGCGCTCGCCAGATTTCCGGATCGCTCTCATGCGGGAGAATGTGACGCCCGACGCGCCACGGATACGCCGATTGAACCGTGGCCACGCAATTCGGGAGAGATTCGAAAAACCAGGAGCGCGAACCGACGCAAAGGAAATCCTCGCGGCGAGGCTGGATAAGCACCACGGACACGTTAACCGGCGCGAACTCCAAGGCCCATGCCGCGAGCACCGGAAAACGCGCGTCACGGTTCACGCTCTCCCCTCGTGCTGCATTGCCGCGACCTGTTGGCCGTAGATCGCGCCCGCGGAGCTCGCGCTCGCCTCGCAATAGAACTCCTCCCGGATAACGGCATTCACGCGCGTCGAATTCCCGTGGTAGATCGGCAGGAGCGATGCGCGCTCGCGCTCGACGTCCACGGCCGAGACGACGGGCGAGCCGTTCTCGCGCCGCGTCGCGTCGATTGTTCGAATGTCTACATACCAGTCCGGAGCGGCCATGAGCTCGCGCGCCATTTGATACGCGTGATTTTTGCCGCGGTAGGTCGTAATGAAAGCGGCCCATCCGCCGTTTTCGGCCAGAATCGGCATGATGTATGGCCATGCGCGCGGATCGCACAGAGCCCATTCGGAGAACAGCACGCCGCGGACGTTCGAGCCCACGAGCGAGTCATAGCGATCCGAGCCGCATAGCTGATAGGTCGATGCGTTGTGGAAGCGCTTGAACATTTCCGTATCGTTCGAGTACTCCACCATTTGCGGCGGAAAAACGAGATCGAGGAGCCGGCGCTCGGAGCCCGGATCGACTCCGTTCCAAATCGCTCGTTTAGCTTGAACGGCTAACGGATAGAGGTGCCAGTAAGAGCCCACCACGCCGGCATCGATCTCCTCCCGGATGAGCTCGAGGCCGGTGCGATCCTTGCCCGCGCGTCGATGCCAAATCGCGAGGAACCGCGTGCACGCTCCGCGCTCGGCCTTCCATCCGTTGCACGTCGAGGAGCTCGCGACGTCGCGGCCGGCGCGCGCGGCGAAAAGGTCAGACTGGTAGTGGCGGGCCTTCCACGTCCGCGCCGGTACGGGCTGCGGAGTCTCGGAGGTGTTTTTTCGCGCCGCTCGAGGCAAGTGCTCTCCGCAAAACGCGCGGCCGGCCGGGACCATTTGGGAGGGACTACCACGAGAACACCCGGCCGGCCGGCGCGTTCGGAGGCGGATATTGCAACCATTTTGTCAAATGCGCAAGATCCGTCACCACAACATGTTGTGGTTTTTCGGGAGGGGAAACACAAGTGTCCATCCGCTATATCGCGGCCGTTCTTGATCGCCTCACGCATCTAACGGCCGCCGAAACGCTCGTCCTAGTAGCCCTGGCCGACTCCGCGTCGGACGACACTCGCGAGTGCTGGCCGAGCATGGCGACACTCGCGCGGCGCTCGAGGC